CGCTACGGTCGCCGGCCCCGCTATCAGGAGCTGGAAGACATGGGCGGCGGTCCTCGCGGCCTCGTTGACGCCATCGTGGCGTTGAGCGTTGGCACGCCCAAGGGCCTCGGCAAGTTCGCCGCGACTGCTTAATTCAACAACTAACCAAGGAATAAAAGTATATGTTCGCATACGAACTGCCCGCTGAAACCAAAGCCGCAACCGGCTACACCCACAAGGCCATCGTCGATCACACCGATCTGACGGAAGTCACCGCCAACACGGCCCAGTCCATCACCCTGCTCTCGCTCGCCGCTGGCGATGTCGTGCACTCGGGTGCCTACAAGCTCGTCACGCCGTTCCAAGACACGGCTGACAGCGCGTTCAACACGACCGCTGTGACGCTCAACGCTGCCGGTTCCGCTCTCATCAGCGCGACCGAGACCAACGTGAACGGCACGGAGGTGTTCTACAAAGCGCACACCGCGACCGCCCCGCTGACCGCCACTAGCGCCAGCACGGTTGCCGCCTCGTTTGCCGCTATGTCGCTGAAGAACCTCGCCGCCCTCAACGCGGGAGAAGTTCACTTCTTCTTCAGCGTGAACAAGCTGGCGAACCTGTAAGGCTGCGTCTTAACACACTGTCGCCGAAACGCCTAGCGGGTCGGCGGCAGCAGTTAGGATGTCAGATCAAATATTCTCCGATCTGGTCGGAGACATGGATGACGAGCTGGCTCACCTTGTCAAAGAGGAGCTGCAGACAGGATGGCGCGCACAACAAGTGATGGCCGCTATCGAAGCTCGCAAAGCCAAACAGGTCAACGACCAGTTAGAACACTGCACTGTAGACGGCATCGGCCAACACGTCATGGACGTTCCGGCCGATGCTTATTTTGCGTGGCAGAAGCATCTAGGTGACGGCTGCTGGTCTGACAAAACATTCCGCCACTGGTTTCTAAAACGGAACCCTGAGTGCGCGATTAAGTATACCCCGCGCAAAACCACCGTCCTGATCTAATGAAACTCGACCGCGACAAAATCACGCGCATGATCAGCGACATCGATCAGGCGGACCACGACGGCTCCGGCTACCTGCATCGCAAGCTCAAGAACTTCAACGTCCGGTATTGTATCTGGGCTGGACAGAGCGACGACGGCCGCAAGCACCAAGCCTTCTACGGCAAGAAGGTCTTTCCTTGGGAGAATAGTAGTGACTGTTCCGTGAGGCTGGCTGAAGCCATAATTGCGGAGCGGGTGATTTCTCTCACGTCCGCATTCTTTAAGTCTCGCCTTCAAGTCCAGCCGGTCGAGGTGATGGACGCTCCCAAGAAGAATGCCGCCGAGACTGTGCTACGTTGGCTCCTGCACAGCCACTGTGCCGACGACATGCGCCGCGAGATCCGCTTGGCTGCCGAGTTTAGAGAGACCTATGGCCTCGCCGTCATGGCCGTGGATTGGGAGCGCCAGACCCGCGTCGAGGTGAAGAAGTTCACGCTCGAAGAGGCCATGATGATGATCGAGGAGACGCAAGATCCCAACCTGCAGGCGCTCCTCGAAGTCGTTCTTGATCCGGCTCAGGAGGAGCTGGCCGCGGAGCTTCTCGGTCAGGTGGTGCCGGAGCTGGGCAGCGTCTCCAAGGTTCGCCAGCTCCGCGAGAAGGGCGAGGTCGAGTGGGAAAGCCCTTATATTTTCTCCAGCAAGCCGGTGGTGCGCGCCCTCGAAGCGTGGGAGGACGTGATTTTTCCCATACAGACGGACTCGCTACAAAGGGCGCCCTTCATCGCCCGCCGCGAGCTGCTCAGTGAGTTCGAGCTGCGTGAGCGCGCCGCGCTGGAAGGCTGGGACAAGGAGTGGGTCGAGCGCGCGGTGAAGCATCGCGGCGAGATGAAGCGCATCCACATGAACATCCACCGCTCGGACCAGTTCCTTTACGAGCAGATGCGCGACCTGATCGAAGTGTGGCATGTGTATCGCAAGGAGCACGACGACCGCACCGGAGCGACTAAGGTCACCCGCACCGTCGTCAACTACAGCATCACCGACTCCGTCGCCCTGCATGAGCTGATGCCCTACGAGCATCAGATGTACCCCTTCATCGAGCTGCCCCGCGAGCGCAACACCCGACCGCTCCTCGAAAGCCGCGGCATCCCTGAGATTGTCCAGTCGGCGCAGGAAGAGGTGAAGGTGCAGCGCGACTACCGCGTTGACCGCGCCAGCATCAGCATCATTCCTCCGCTCAAAGTGCCCGCTTCCAGAGGTCGCCTCGATCTCGTCCTCGGACCAGCGATGCAGATACCGGAGAGGCGCCCGAACGAAATCAACTGGATGACGCCGCCGCCGTTTGACCAAGGCTCTATCGAGGTCGAGCAGGCAACCCGCGCGGACGTTGACCGCTACTTCGGCCGCATGACCGAGAGCGTCAACCCCAACATCGCCATGCTGCACATGCAGGACTTGGCCGACTCGTGGCTCCTCGACATGAAGGTCATGATGATCCAGATCCTTGCTTTAGCGCAGCAGTATATGTTGCCGGAGGAAATTTCTCGCGTCACCGGAAACGCCACGCCGTTAGCTGAAGGCGCCGCCGACATCCGCGGTCGCTATGACATCACTGCCGAGTTCGACGCGAGAACCCTCGATAACGCCGCCTTGGAGGCCAAGATGACGTTCCTGACCCAAAATCTAGTGCCCCTTGATTCGATGGGAGTGATCGACCGCGCGCAATTGATCAAGGTCATGCTCGGCTCAGTAGACCAGAACCTCGCCAACCTCCTCGTCAGGGATATCGGCGCCGCTACGCAGATGGAAGTTGAGGACGAGCAGACCGCATTTGCGAAGATAGCCGCGGGAACCGAGCCGCCGCTTAAAGAGGGCGGACAAAATGCCCAGATCCGATTGCAGGCCCTGCAACAGATTATCCAAAGCAACCCTGCTGTTATGCAGCGCTATCAATCCGACGAGATCTTTAAGCGCATGATCGATGCGCGCATGCAGGCGTTTAATTTCCAACTGCAGCAGCAACAGAATGCAATTATTGGCCGCGTTGGCACGCAACCTGCGCTGCAAAAGATGGCGCAAGAGCAACAACTCGGCATGTCCGCCCAACCCGCCGCCTAACCGTATGCACCCGAACATCAACGTCCGCAACGTCGCTGGTCTCAACATCCCGCAGCACGACTATCTCTCGATCAGCTACTACGGCAGCACGAACAACATCCAGACCGTGACCTACAAAGAAGGCGGCAGCGGCGGCCAAACAGTTGCCACGCTGACCTTCTCCTACACGACCAACCCGCCGACCACCGACGACGCCTCGCTGGCTTCCGTCACTCGTTCTTAACGCATGGCTTGGACCTTTAATCCCTTCAGCGGCACGTTCGACCAGAAAGGCTCTGGTGGCGGCGGCGGCGGATCGTCGTATCTTGAAGGCGAGGTGCAAAACTTCAGCGCGCTGCCCACCGCCAACCCGCCAGCCGTAGACAGCGCCTACCTCGTCCGCGAGCCAGAAGGCACTTGGCTCATCAACCGCAAGCCCGCTGGCATCTACATTCGCGTTGCCACCACCGGAACACGCGCAACTGACTGGACCTACGCGGGCATTCTGCCCGACGTCTTCAACGACGCCAACTTCCTCCTCTATGACAACGCCGACAGCTCCAAAAATCTAGCCTTCCAACTCAGCGGCATCACCACCGGCACCACCCGCACGCTGACCGCGCCAGATGCCTCTGGCCGCATCCAAGTCGAAGGCCAGCCCATCGGCAACACCACGCCCGCCGCAATCACTGGAACCACTGGCACCTTCACGACCCTCACCGCCAACAACGGCACGCTCACGGCGTCCGCGCCTGTGCTGGATTTGAGCCAAACGTGGAACGCGAGCGGAACAACTTTCACTGGGCTAAACCTTTCGTTGACCAATACGGCAAGCGCCAGTGCAAGCTCTTACTTCAATATCAATCTTGATGGTGGCGAGGCGTTTGCCATTCGTCGTGGCGAATCAAACGTCAACGCCACGCTAATTAGGTGCGGCGGAAGCGGCTTGAGGTGGACTGCACGCACGCGCACAGGAGGAGGCGTTGGATTAAACTTTGCGGATACATTAGGTATTGGCTCATCGTTAGAGTTTTTGGCTACCGCATCGGGAACAGCGGCAGGAGATGTTGCCCTTCTACGAGATGGGGCTTCCGACACGCTCGCTCAACGCCGCAGCACCAACGCCCAAACCTTTAACATCTACAACACCTTCACCTCCGCGACGAACCACGAACGCGGCTTCCTCAAGTGGTCGAGCAACGTGTTTCAGATCGGCACGGAGAAGGGATCGGGCGGCGGGACGGCGAGGGATCTTGTTTTCCAGACAGACGGAACCACACGATTCACGATAGCCGCTGCTGGAGCCATAGATTGTGCATCGGGATTCACCGTCTCCAGCGCATCTGGCCTCACTCTCTCTGCTGCCAGCGCCGCCCTTAACCTCCCAAGAAACTGCAACATAGCCTCTCCCAACACTGGGATACTACATTTTAGATCGACCTCTGGAACCAATGCTGAGTGGCGCGTGAACGGTGGATTATTTTCCAGCGGTGGAGCAAATGCCGAATACGGATTCCTCTCGTTTCAAACGGCAGCAAACATTTTTCAAATCGGGACCGCACAGGCGGGAACAGGCGTTGCGCGAGCAATGGAGTTTGTGACCAACGCGACCGCTCGCATTAGAATCGGGACCGCTGGCGAAATAGGTTTTTTTGGAGCAACCGCCGCCGCACAACCCGCCGCTGTGGCAGACGCCACAGACGCCGCCAGCACGCAAGCCCGCCTCAACGATCTGCTTGCCCGCCTCCGCACCTTGGGCCTCATCGCCACCTAATTTATGCTAACGAATCCAACACCCATCGAAACGCCCGCCGTAGCCGCCAAGGTCTACGACCGCCTCCACGTTTATAGTCTCTCGGCCATTCAGCCAACGGCCGACACCGGCAGCATTACGGTCGAACTCCTGCCCGCCACGGCAACCGGCGAACTCGCCTCCGGCGACCTCGTCCAGCGCATGACCACGCCGCTCACCCCCGAGATCCTCGCCGCCGTTCCCGAGCTGGCCGCCGCCTTCGACGCCGTCTTGGCCGCCATCCCCGCAACCCAAGCCTACCTCGCCGCGCAACAGGAGCAGCCTAATGAATAAGACCGTCACGCTGACCGAAGAGCAGGCCAAGCTCGTCATGCAGTGCCTCGACCTCGCCGTCAAAACCGGCGGGCTGAATGCCGCCGCGCAGATCCTGCCTTTGGCAACGAGCATCGAGAAGCAGCTCACGGAGGAAGCGCCCGCTGCTGAATAATGAGGACTGTCACCTTACAGTCTATCTTGCTCCGCGCATGGCAACGTGTCGGCAACGACGCCAGCACCATCGACGCCATCCCATCCGGCGCAAGAACCATGATGACCGCCGCCGCCAACGAACGCATCGCCGACTGCTGGGAGTGGGCCGACTGGCCAGAACTCATGCGCGTCGAAGAACGCACCGTCGAAGGCAACGAGACCAACGGCTACTTCATCCCCTACGAGCAAACCGGCGAGACCGCCATGGGCGAAGTCTTCGCCGTCCTCCGCGACAACCCAGCAACACACGTTGCACCTCGCCAGATTGGCTACACGCTCTTGGGCGACAACGTCCGCTTCCCGCAAAGCACCGACCTGCCAACCACCGTCTGGGTCAACTACCGCATCCGCCCGACCGAATACAGCGCGAGCAACCTCTCCGCAACCGTGCCCGCCGTCATCGCAAAAGCCGTCGCGCTCATGCTGACCTCCGATCTTCTCACCGAAGACGGCCAGCTCGACAAGGCACTCGCCATGGAGCAGCTCGCAGAGAGCGAACTGATTTCTCAGCGCGACAAATATTACTTTCAGCAGGGCCAGCCCTCCATGTGGACCGCCCGAATTAACCAATACTAACCAACCAACACTATGGGATTCCCTAACGCACGCATCACTAACAGCCAATCCGGCGCTCAATACATCGGCGACACCGCCCTCTACACCGGCGAGTGGGCCGCGATCCAAGCCGTGACGGACACCAAGTTCCACACCCTGACCGGCAACGTCTCCGGCCTCGCCAACACGCTGCTCGGCAGTGCCATCACGGTGCCCGCTGGGTTGACCATCTTCGGTCTGTTCACCGCCATTGACCTGCACAGTGGCAGCGTCATCGCCTACCGCAAATAAATGATCCAAGGATTCTCCAGCGGCCTCATCGGCAACCGCGAGCTGATCTACGAGACGGATCTTCCGTCATTCCAGCGTGACTTCGCCGCGCTGAAGACCCTCGACCACGGCACCGGCCCCGCGATCACCTTCACGCGGGCGAGCGGCGCGACCTTCTTTGACGCCAATGGTGTCTTGCAGACGGCCGCCAATGACACGCCGCGCTTCGACCACGATCCGGTGACTGGTGAGTCGCGTGGGTTGCTGATTGAGGAGTCGCGGACGAATTTGCTGACGCATTCGGCGGATGCGGCAAATGCGGCGTGGGGTCAAGTAAGACTATCGGTAACGGCAAATGCCGCAGCCTCACCAGACGGGACGACAACGGCTGAAAAAATTGTAGAAAATACTGACAACAACAGCCACAGAATCGCTGCACCATCAGTATCATACGTTTCAGGCACAACATATACATTTTCGGTATTCCTAAAAGCGGCAGAAAGATCTCAGGCATACTTGGCGATGCACCAATCAAATACTGGCACAGCATTTTCTACAAATCCAAGCCTGTTAGTTAATTTAACAACAGGAGCTACCAGCGGTGTTACTGCATCAGTAACAGCGTCTTCTGTCACAAGTGTCGGGTCTGGCTGGTGGAGAGTGTCTATATCGGCAACGGCAACGTCTTCGCTTACAAATCAGCCCTCGATATTTATGGCTGATAACACCGGCCAAAGCGCCTACACCGGCGACGGCACATCCGGCCTATTCATCTGGGGCGCCCAACTAGAAGCAGGCGCCTTCCCCACCAGCTACATCCCGACGACCACCGCCGCCGCCACCCGCGCAGCGGACTCGGCGGTCGTCACGCCGATCTCTTCGTTTTACAATCAAGCGGAGGGGACGTTGTTTGCGGAGACTTCGGTGACATCCGACATCGCGGGCGGCAGAGACGTTGTTACGTTTAATAGCGACATCGCAAACAACTGGATTGGATTGCGGTGGGCCGGTAACACGCAAGCGCAGTTTGCTGTTGTCGCTGACAACGTCACACATGTCAGCATCGCAGCTAGTGGGTATACAGCGGCGGGCGTCTATAAGCGCATCGGCGTATATAAAGTTGATGATTTCGCGCAAGCCATCAATGGAACTGTAGTCGGAACCGATACAAGCGGAACTCTTCCAGTTGTGAGTCGATTGGTGTTTGCAGCCAGTGGCAACCAAGTAACCCTCAACGGCCACATCCGCAAGATCGCGTACTGGCCCAAACGCCTCACCGACACGCTGCTCCAGCAACTGACGACCTAACATGGACTACCTCTACAAATTCCCAAGCGAAGCTACCGCCCAAACCGCGCTGGCCGATTACTACGACAGCGAGAACGGCTGGAAGACCAGCGGCACCGGCTATGCGCTTGATCCTGTTGGTGTGCTGGCAGACGTAGACAACAGCGATCCCGAGAATCCGGTCAGCACGCTGCTCGACGGCTGGCACCTCAATCTGCGCGTGACTGACGAACGGCCAGATCCGGCGGCGGACTACAGCGTCACACCGACGCAGCAACGGAGGGTGTGGCTATGACTTCGTGGCACTACGACATGACGACCACCGAAAAAGGCGTCATCGGAACGGCGACAAGCATTGGTTCATCTGTTTTTAGTATGCTCCCCCACCTTGAAACCACCCTGCGCGTTGCAGGTCTTTGCATCGGTATTTTGGTCGGACTGGCCACGCTCATAAGCGTCCTGCACGACATTCGGAAGAAACGGAAGGAAATGAAATAATATGAGAAACTGGAAAACAACCCTACTGGGAATCCTCACTATCATCGCATCGCTCTCGACCGCTGGCCGCGAGTTCCTCGCCAATGGCAGCGTGCCCGACCTCGGCCTCATCGCCGCGAGTCTGCTCGCCGGTTGGGGCTTGATCGTGGCCAAAGACAACAACGCCCGCCTCTGACTCCATGCCCGCCCGCGTCACAAAAGCCATTGCAGTTGCGATCCTCGCCGTGAGCTGGGCTGTCGCTGCGGCTGGCTGCGTGACGGTCGGCTATGACTTCATTAAGCAACAGGCAACCGTAACGGTCAACCCGCCGCCCAAAGGCCACGCGAAGTAACCATGTGGAAGTGGATCAAGAATCTGTTTGGCAAGAAGTCCGCGACTGGCCCAGCGCCAGCCTCGCCGAGCTTGCCATTAGAATCCACAACCGTCTCCACACCCGCCGCGAGCAAAGCCTACGACGAACGCCGTCTCAACACCCCGAACAAAAGCGGACGCCCCATCACGCCATCAATGATCGTCCTGCACCATACGAGCGGCAGCTATAACGGCAGCGTGAGCTGGTGCATGAACCCTGAAAGCAAAGTGAGTTACCACGTCATCATCGCCAGAAACGGCAACCGCACCGTCCTCGCCGACGATACGGCCCGCTGCTGGCACGCAGGCATCAGCTCGTGGCAAGGCGCGCCGGACTGTAACAGCTACAGCCTCGGTGTGGCGTGGGACGGCGACACCTACGAAGACCCGCTCGGTGAAGCGGCCATGGACAGCGCCATCCAATACATCGTGCCCCGCATGAAGAAGTGGCACATCCCGATGTCCCGCATCGTCACGCACCAACAAATCGCCCCCAATCGCAAGAACGACATCTCTCCCGCCGACGCGGCGCGGTTCAAGAGCAGACTCAAGGCAGCACTTAACTAATTACGACTATGGCCAAAACAATCGGACAACTAACCCAAGCCACAACCCTCGCAGGCGGCGACGAGTTTATCATCGAGCAGAGCGGACTGACCAAGCGTGTCGCCGCATCTGTTGTGCGCGGCGGACTGGTCAATGCGGATGTTGATGCGGCGGCCGCCATCGCCCACACCAAACTCGCCAACATCACCGCAGGCCGCGTGCTCCTCGGCAACGCCAGCAACGTGCCGACCGCCACGGAGCTGACTGGGGATGTGACGGTGAGTAATACCGGAGTGACGGCGATTGGTAGCGCGAGGGTGACCGCGCCAATGCTTGACGGAGCACAAACTGGATCGGCCCCGATCTATGGCTGCCGTGCTTGGGTCAACTTTAATGGAGCGCGCAACGCCGCAAACACCGGAGCGTCAACCAACGGAGCCAACGTGCATATCCGAGCAGGCGGCAACGTGGCCAGCGTGCTCAAGAACGGAACGGGCGACTACACGGTAACATTCACAACGGCCATGGCAGATGCCAACTATGCAATAGTCAATGGGTCTGGTCGCAGCTTGGCCAACCTTCATTTCGGCCACCTTTCGTTTGGCTCGCAAACGGCAGGCAGTTTCAGTGTTTTGTTTTCAAGACAAGATGACGGATCAACTCGCGCAGATGACGAGCTGTGCATGATTTCCGTGTTTAGATAACAATGTCCCTAGAAAGCCCCATCCTCAGAGACGGTGACGCCGGATTCGCAGGCTATGCCTCGCGCATCAATCCGGTGGCATTGCCCGCTGGCATGCTCCAGTTGAGCGAGAACATGCGGCTTGATCGTGGCGTGGCGGTGACGCGCAAGGGTGCAAAGCGCATGGCGGACGCGATCAGCGTGGCCAGCTCGCCGCTCACGGTGCCCTTCGTGCTCAACCCTGCGCCCAACGCGCCGATCGTGCAGAGCGTCTACTCGGGCGGCATCTTTGCGGCCAGCGTCTACCGCTCGCCAGATCAGGTGCAGAGCGCGGAGATCGTAGTGCTGGCAGGCGGGGATCGCGCTTACACCATCCTGCTGGACGACAACCAATCCTTCGCCGGTGTCTGGGCGGGCGGCTTTCTGGTTACTGACACCGGAGAAGAAATCGTAGACGAGAACGGCGACACTATCGTCATCTCGGTGCTCCCACAGGAACTGGGCTACCCGACCTCACCGGACGAGGTCATCGAGCCGACCGATACGGTCTCCATGGTGCAGGCTAACGACCGCCTTTACTTGTTCCGCGAAGCCGATGCCTCGCGTCCGAATTGGGTTGTCAAGAACGTGACCACCGGCGGCATTACGGTGGCGTCCACCACGGCGACCGTCAACCTGACTGGCCACGGATTCCCCGCGGGCGCCCGCGTGCGCATCGAGGGGAGCAATGTCGCTGCCTTCGACGGCGTGGAATACGACATCGCCACGTCCTCAACGAACTCCTTCACGATTACCGTGCCCAGCGGCACCGCGACCGACGCCACGACCAGCGGCCGCACCATCCGCCGCGTGAAGGCACCGCTTTACTGGGACGGCATCACGACCTCCTTCGTCCGCAGTCCCGCAGGCGTGCCCACCGGAATGTCGGCGACCTACAAGACCATGCGTTCGACGCCTTGGGGCACCTACGTCAACAACCGACTGGTGCTTCCTGACGGCAAGAACAACGTGCTCATCAGCGATATCTTGGACGCCAATACCTACGATCCTTACTGGCAGTCGTTCCGCGCCGGTGCGGGCAGCAATGACTTCGTCGTCGCGGTGCATCCGTGGGTGGAAAACAGCTTCCTCGTCTTTTGTAGAAAGTCCATCTGGCTCGCGGAGGTCAATCAATTCGCCAGCGTGGACGGCAGCGCCACAGCCATCAACACGGCACTCAGCAAGCTCACTCTCCTCACCGATGAGGTCGGCTGCGCGGCCCGCCGCTCCATCGCCACGGCGGGGCAGTTTGTCTATTTCCTCAGCGACTCCGGCGTGTATCGCCTCGACAGCCGCCTCGACTTGAAGCTGCGCGGCGACACCAAGCCTCTCAGCGACCCCATCGCCAACCAGCTCGACGACCTCAACGCGACATTGCTCAAGAACTCGGTCGGCCTCTGGTATAGCAACCGCTACTACCTCGCCGTCCCGCTGGCCGGTGCCGACAGCAACAACGGTGTGTTTTTATACAATGCCTTGAACGACCAGTGGGAAACCCGCGACATTTATGGTTTCGGCGTGGATGACTTCGTTGTGGCCACCCGCGCCAACGAGCGCCGTCTTTTCGTCAGCAACAAGGCCGGTCGCCTCATGCTCCTCGACGAGATCGAGGAGGGCGACCAGTCGCCCGACGTGGAGGCCGATGTCATCACGCCGGTCGCTGGCCGCATCGTCACCCGCCGCTACGGCATGGGCAGCGGCATGATCGGTATGACCACGAAACGCTTCGTCCGCTCGCTCTCCGATGTCGTCTTGCCCAACACCGCATCGGTCACGGTGAAGGCTATTACCGTCAATCCCGATGCAGAGATCACGCTAGTGCAGGGACAGACCAACACGTCCGGCTTGGCAGAAGACTACACGCTCAAGCAGCCGATCCGGCAAAAAGCGCATTACTGCGAACTGGAATTTCTAACCACGGCCAATCGGCCGGAAATCCGCAACGTCAGCATCGAGGCGGCTGGCCCGAGCAACCCGCCGACTGAGACACGCAACGCAGCTTAACAACTAAGGAGAACAATTATGGCAAACGTAAGTGCAGGATATAACTGGGTCAGCGGCGAGACCGTCACCCCCGCGAAACTCAACAGCGCCGCCGCGCCGACTGTCGTTGTCGCTGACAATGAAGTCACGACCGCGAAGATTGCGGACGCGAATGTCACATCCGCGAAGCTGGCCAGCAACGCAGTCGAGACAGCCAAGATCGCCGACGATGCCGTCACCGACGCCAAGCTCTCCCTCGCAGCCAACGCTGGTGAAATCAAAAAGGCGATCAACGCCGACAACTCTCCGCCGATCTTTGCGTGCAGGGCTTGGGTAAATTTTAACGGAGCAGCGGACGCAACCGGCGCTGTGTCCACCGCAAACACCAATCGTCTTATTCGTGCTTCTGGCAATGTGGCCAGCGTGCTTCGCAATGGAGTCGGTGATTATACAGTCACGTTCTCAACGGCTATGCCGGATGCGAACTATGCTGCGATGGTGACTGGAGACTTAAACTTCAGTGTTATATATAATGCGGGTCCGCTCGGAACCATTTCCGCTGCCTCTTTGCGCATAGGGACGCAAGCAGGCTCATCGGGTGCGGCAGGCGACCTTGGCCAAGTGTGTGTAGCTATCTTCCGATGACCCCATGGCAACGCGCAAAACACTGGTGGGACAACCACAGCACGCAGGACTTCTGGGAGGCAGTCGGCGAGCACTTGTCGGCGGGCTATGTGTGGAACTCGCCGTCTTGCTTCATGCTGGCCAAAGCCTGTCGCTGGAACGCGGAGGAGCAACAATTTGAACTCGGTGAAAGCAAC